ACCCTTAACATACCCTCTAGTCTTGTTGTTAACTTTAGGTATGAATGTTGTCTCTTTAATTATAGGTGGGAACAGTTCTTGTAGTTCCTCTTCTATCTCTAAGCGTCTAGCTTCTAGTTTACCATAGAGTTCTTTGGCTTTGTCTTCATCAAACATAAAGCCATATTGTTCTTGTTTGAATATAAGTTTAGCTACGTCATGCTCTAGTTCCATAGCTTGTTTAGAGTAACCTTTCTTTTCTATTGCTCGATACAAACCAACGTTAACATGTACGTCTTGCTTACAGTACTCTAACATTTCAGGGGTAAATGTTTTCCAGTCTGTTTCTATGTGTGCTTTATACTCACCAATGCGGTGCCCCCATGACTCAAGACTGTGTCTACCTATAAGCTTAGTGGGAAAGTCATTACCACGCTTAAAGTCTGCGTCTCTAATGTCAGGGAATAATAAACGTGTAGCGATAATAGTGTCAAAGATTTCTCCTTTAGGTTCAAAGTCATAAAACTTTTTTAACATAGGTAAATCAAACTTAACTATGTTGTGTCCAATTAATAACTTAGCACGACTCATTAACTTTATAGCGTCCCAGTTATCAACATGTATTATTTCATCTTTGTCTATATCGTACAAGATAATACAATGTATCTTAGTTGCTTCATCCATGAGTCCATCAGACTCAATGTCAAACACGTATCTCCTCTTCATTTAAAATGTTCTCCTTTGCTTAACTGTTTTCTATATTCTTTTAGGTCACGCTTGAACCAAACCTTTTTAGTTTTAGGACAGACGTAAACTATTTTTACCCCAAGCTTATTACCCAGTGCATTAGTAATACGTGAAGTAATCCATCCCTTTGGATTGTAAGACGCACATTTGAAATCAATGTAGATACATTTATGTGTCTTCTGATTAATAGCAACACAATCAATTACACCTTGCGGTGCAACGTTAGTGAATACCCAGTAACCTTGCTCGATTAACCATGCCTTGCCGAACAGCTCAGCCCAGTGCCCCTTGTCATTTTTCTTCATAATTTTATTTTAATTATTTTTTGTATTACGCAAGTTGGAATGATAGTGGTGTTCCCGATATCTTTTATCTTACCATCACTATCTATGTTGAAGTCACTAGCTAGCCTAGTCACCTTGTTATCTTTTTTAATTAACCACCCACTAGAAATACATATAGGTAGCTCATCAGTAATGAGGTCATCAATACCACGCCAGTTACTATCAGATTCTATATCAACCCAATAGACCATAACGAAGTCATGCTTGATAAGGTCTAGTTTGGGTAAGTATCTTTTCTTTTCCATTTACTTATATTTAAAAACATATTTAGACCATAGATAACTACGTACGATACCGACCGTTGTAAATATCAATGCTAAATGAAACATATCCCACACTCTAATATGTATATCAAAAACAGGAAAAAAAACTATTTGTATTATCATTGATAAAACTAAACCGCTTCCAATGTCTAATGTTCTATGTAATAAATGAGTCATGCTTTTCATATATTACATGCCTCACAAGAGTTTTGGTCTTCATCATACATTTCGTATTTAATATTAAGTTCTTTTTCTAAATCTCTAATAAACTTAAGTTGCTTTTGTCCAAACTCGGTATTAAATTCTTCTGTCTGTTTTTTCTTAGACGCCAGCAGACATGGATAACACCCTACCCTGTTAGCACCTTCATCATACAAAGGGTTTCTTTTCCACCCATATTCTTTTATTAAATCAAAACAATCTTGAGTAGACCAGTCCATGACTGGAAACCTTAATGTCACATTCTTGTCTAATGACTTAGGAGTTTCTTTAAACACTTCTCTATAACTATGTATCTCTGCTGAATCATGGTCGCCATATCTTTTCTTTCTTTGATGAGATTCATCCGACCTGATACCCAACCAAAGCTGTCCTTTCCTATCGTTATAAAAATTATTTTTTTTAAACCATCTCATAACAGCTACTTGTTTAAATCTTCCTGTACATCTTCTCATGACCCTGTTTGGAAACTTACCCATCTTCCTAATTAAATCAGGCATTGTTGGGGCTTCCTCATATATGGTATGTTGTATCTTTAGTCCTGATTTTTCTTCCAAGTAATCTAAATATTCATAAGTTTTTGGGTGGTCCCAACCTGTGTTGTAATGCAACGGGATAATTTTATCTTTGTCAAAGTGTTGTAAAGCTAGTATAAAAGCTGCTGTGCTATCTTTACCACCTGAAACAGGAACTATTATTTCTTCATCTGTAGGGATGTGTTTAAACTGTGGTTTAGCAAAGTCAAACTTTTGTGATTCACTCATAATTTTTCTCCTAGTGCATGGGGTGTTTGACCACTTCTATTTGAAGTGCTCTTGTGTCACCTTCTTCTACTAACATATCTAATGCGTTGTTTAATAATTGTTCTGCGGTATCAGTACCCACTGGTATTTGGATAATATGATTCGTCTCTTCAGTCTCAGCTAAAGCTTTCATTATTACCTGTGTCCATTGTACTGTTTTATATTCCACGTTAGAAGTCGTCCTGTACATCTCCATCTGTCTCCCGTAAACATCCTGTTTCTAAATCATAGTAGAGTGTACAAGCTTTGCCTGTCTCTCCACTAAACCTATTTTTCAACACGTTAACCTGAGCCAAGTTCTTGTCTGACTGTAAGTCTCTAGACATACTTATTATCATATCAGATAACTGACCGATTGACGCACTTCCACGTAAACTATTCATAGATACTGCAACCCCATCCTCATAACCTTTGTTTCCTTCAGGTCTCTTAAGGTGGGACACCAGTATTAATCCAATGCCTGTCTCTTCTACTAGAGTCCTAAGCTTTGATACTGTATAATCTATAAGTTTACGTTCGTCACTTGTAGTCTCATCACCAACAGCTGACAGTGCCATGTGTAAGTGGTCGAGTATTACGAAGTCAACGCCGCACCCTTTAGCTAAGTATCTTATCTTAGATATTAAATTGTCACTGGCTGTTGAGCCAAAGTGATTGTACAAATAAAACTTACCACTACCCACAGTGCTGTCGAATACTTCTTTAAGTTTCTTATCGTCGACACCTTTGCGGTCTAAGTGTAATGGCTTACCCATTTCTATTCCCATGATACCCAGTGCACTACGCTTGATAGATTCCTCTAGTGCTATGTAACCAACGCTGAAATTATTTTTCAGTAAATGTAAGGCTACATGTCTACAGAAACTAGACTTACCTACACCACTACCAGCAGTGACAGTAACTAGTTCTCCCTTGCGTAGTCCATGTGTCTTAGTGTTAAGACATTCAAATGGATACTGGACTGTAACATAGCTATCTTCTTTTTGTATGTCATCCCAAAGGTCAGCACCAGCTACAATGCCATCAGGCTGGTAAGCCTTAGCTGACCAAACACAATCAATTAACTGTTGTCCTTTACCAGCACACAGCATTTCGTTTGCGTCCTTCAAAGGCAATGAACATATCTTTGCCTTGTTTGGTGAGAAGATTTTTGCACATTCAGTGGCAGCCTCTTTACCAGCTGTATCATTATCAAACATTAGAACGACAGAGTCGAAACCCTCAAGCCATTCTAACTCTTTAAGTAAGTCACGCTTAGCCCCCTTAGCTCCAGTCTTTACTGATACTACAGGATATTTATTTTGATTTACTTTCGAGACAGAGAGAGCGTCAATCTCACCTTCAGTAACGATAACCATTCTTCCCTTATCACGCCATAGGTGTTGACCAAATAACTGAGCGTCTTTAGATTCGCCAATCCACTGAAAACTTTTATCAGGGTAGCGTAACTTCTGAGCTACTAGTTCATGGTCTTTGTTATAGTAGTTAGCTATCTGCACTGGTCTCTTATGAGCTGTGCCTATTTGATAATCAAACTTCTGTAACGTATCGACATCTAGTTTGCGTTTGGCAAGAGCGGTGACAGTCCCACTGACAAAGTCAGCAGTGTCTTTTGTGGTGGTAGGTGTTGTCATTGACTCTCCATTTGTATGATATCCACAACCAAAACAATAACTGTGTCCATCACTGTATATTGCTAAGTTATCCTTAGACCCACACGACGAACATGGTGCATGGTGTAGAAATGTGCTTTCATTTTGTTCCATTCTTATAGGGGTACTTAATCGTACGGCTTTCTATCTTGTAGTTTTTTGTAAGCTTGGTGTACTAAGAACGCCACCTCACCTGACCCACTTCTAAATGTTTCTTTAGTGATAGCTTCTAGCATACTCTTTACTTCATGTGTTACTACTACTTGTGTGTATTTCGATTTTCTTTTTTCATTTGCGTCCATGAATTTTTTCTCCATTTTATTTTAATAATTCTTGTACATTAAAGTTAGGTTCACTTGTATGAAAAATGTCTCTGTGTCCCATGACTTCTATAACGTCAGG